AGACCGCCAAATTTAGGAAATAGCCATGTCCGTCGTTGTGCCAGACCTACCGGAACTCTTCGAGGAAGCCTTCGAGCGGGCTGGTTTGGAAATGCGCTCTGGCTACGACCTAAAGACTGCACGCCGCAGTTTGAACCTGCTCACGCTAGAGTGGGCCAACAAAGGTTTGAACCTGTTCACCATCGAAGCTGGTACGCTCGCACTGACCGCGGGAACCACGGTGTATACGCTTCCGGCCGATACCATCGACATCATCGAACACCAGCTGCGTACCGGCACAGGTACATCACAGGTAGATACCAAGCTAGAGCGCATATCTGTATCAACTTATGCGCAGCAGACGAACAAGCAGATCACCGGTCGACCTACGCAGATATTCGTGCAGCGGCTCCCGACTAGCACGACGGTCACATTGTGGCCCACACCGGACAACTCGCAGAACTACACGCTGTTTTACTACCGACTGAAGGGCATTGATGGTCTGGCGTCTGGTATTGGTGGGGAAACAGTTTCTGTCCCACCGCGCTTTGTACCCGCACTCGTTTCAGGTCTGGCCTACTACATCGCCATGAAGAAGCCCGAAGCGCTACCGCGTGTCCTCCCGCTAAAGCAGATATACGACGAGCAGTTTGAGCTGGCTGCGGGTGAAGACCGCGACCGTTCTTCTGTAAATTTCGTACCCTTTGACACTATGATGTTTGGGTGAATCATGCCGGCATATGCACGTGGTAAACACGCCTTTGGTATCTGCGATAAGAGCGGTTTCCGCTACAAGCTGGGCGATCTCGTATGGGAAATCCAAAACGGCAAGAAGACTGGATTCCGTGTCGGTAAAGATATTGTCGACCCGGATCAGCCACAGAACTTCCTCGGTCGTGTAAAGATCAACGACCCGCAGTCGCTGCGAGACCCACGCCCAGACTACGCGCCGGGCAACGGCCTGTTCGGATGGAATCCTGTTTGGAACCCCATACAGGATATGGTAGGATCAGTTGGAACCGTGACGGTTGTCACAACAAACGGAGCATAAAATGGTCGATAAACCTAAACCGGCCCGCGCGGCGGGCATTGCCACTCCTAAACTCTCAAGCACCGACTTGGACGCTATGCGCGCAAAGCGCCGCGGTGTAGGAGTAAGCCCAGAATACCAGATTGCGCGAGGCCCGTCTGATCCCGTAGCCCGGCAGGACAAAGCTCCACCACCACGGCCCGCAGGTCTGACTCGGCAGAGTAAGGCTCCACCACCACGCCCAGCAGGTTTGACTCCGCAAAGCAAGGCTCCACCACCACGCCCGGCAGGTTTGAGCTCGAAGAGCAAGGCTCCACCGCCACGCCCAGCAGGTTTGAGCTCGAAGAGCGGCGACCTTAAAAGATTGGAGTTAGTCAATCTGGCACTGAAGTTTATGGATGGTGGTACTGATGGTAAATCGGCGCCCGAAAGCACCACGAAGAAGGGCATTCAGAACTTTGATAAGAACAAAGCCGATGTTGAAGCCCGCCGTGCAGCAAGCCAAGTACAGAAAAAAGCCATGGGTGGTAAGCTGAAGATGGTGGAAAAGGGGGGCAAGAAAGTTCCCGCTTTCGCCGCTGACGGCATCGGTAAGATGGCCAAGGGTGGCAAAATCTCCGAGTACGGTGGAAAAGAGATGTACAAGTCCAAGGCTGCCATGATGAAGCACGAGGGCAAGGAATCCATGTCCATGGAGAAGAAAGAATCTCGCATGGCTATGGGAGGTAAGTGCCGGGGTATGGGTGCAGCTACTAAGGGCGGGAATTATAAGGGCTGATAGATGAACTACGCTGAACTCACTCAGGCACTGCAGGATTACCTAGAGACGACCGAGACATCGTTCGTCGCTAATATCCCTATGTTCGTTAAGCAGGCCGAGGAGCGCATCTATCGCTCGGTGCAAATCCCTGAACTCAGAAAGAATGCGACGGGCACGCTGACTTCGGGCGTTCCGTATCTAGCGCGCCCGTCGGACTTTCTTTCTGTGTTCTCCCTTGCTGTGATTGAGGCTGATGGGGACTACGTCTATCTCTACGACAAGGACGTGAACTTCATCCGTGAGGCTTATCCGCGATCTTCCACTACGGGTGTGCCCAAGTACTATGCCCAGTTCGACGGCGACCAGACAGGCGTAAGCGAGGGCAACTTCATTCTGGGGCCAACCCCGAACGCGAATTACAGTGTGGAGCTGCATTACTATTACGACCCCCCATCTATCAGCACCACATCGACCTCGTGGCTTGGTGAGAACGCTGAATCTGCGCTGTTGTATGGCTCGCTGGTTGAGGCGTACAGCTACCTGAAGGGTGACGGGGATATGTTGCAGCTATATACCGGCAGGTATAATGAGGCTATGATGCAGCTGTTCGGTATTGACCTACGGTCAAAGCGGGATGATTACCGTGACGGAACGATGTCTAGAACCGGAGGGGCAGGCTAAGGCCGCACTCAAACTTAGGAGGCCACAATGGCAATTACTCAGGCGCTATGCACGTCTTTCAAGGTAGAGATTCTGCGAGCGATACACGATTTTACCGCATCCACTGGCGATGTGTTCAAGCTGGCTCTTTACACGAGCTCGGCCAACCTAGACGCAACGACAACGGCGTACTCGGCGACAAACGAAGTGGGTAACTCGGGTACTTACACTGCTGGTGGGGGCACCCTTACGAACGTCACACCTACGTCGTCCGGTACGACTGCCTTCTTAGACTTCGCAGACATCTCCTTCACCTCTGCGACGATCACTGCGCGCGGTGCGCTGATCTACAACTCGTCCAAGTCCAACCGTGCTGTAGCCGTGCTTGACTTTGGTTCGGACAAAATTTCTACGACAGGTACATTCACCGTCCAGTTCCCAGTGGCAGACGCAAGCAACGCTATCGTCCGCATCGCCTAAATCTAGGAGGTTGTCATGGCTAACACGACCCTAACGGGCTGGGGCCGTGGCACTTGGTCTTCTGGTGCTTGGGGTCAGGCACTACCTGTTGTAGTGACGGGTGTGTCTGCCTCTGGCGCTGTTGGTAGCGTAACTGTCACTGGAACCGCCCTTGTAATCCCTACAGGTGTGTCCGCGTCTGGTGTAGTTGGTAACGTAACTGTTACTGGCGGCGCGCTTGTAAGCCCAACTGGAGTTTCCGCTACCGGATTTGTAGGCGACGTAGTTGTACCTACTATCGCCGAGCCGACAGGTGTATTCGCTACAGGCGCAGTTGGTACCGTAGACGTAATCATACCTACTATCGCTGAGCCGACTGGAGTTTCAGCTACCGGACAAGTGGGGCAGGTACAGGCCGCTGCAGGCGCAGTTGTTACACCGACTGGAGTTTCAGCTACGGGGCTTGTTGGAAATGCGCTTGTGTGGGGGTGGATACTTCCACCTACGGCTTCACTGTGGACACAAGTTGACCCAGATGCTACAAATACATGGACACCCGTGGCTCCAGCCACTACGCCCACATGGCAAGACATCACTACGTGAGGATTACCTATGCCCAGCACATATACTTCGAACCTCGGTATCGAACTTCCGGCAGACGGCGAGCTTGATGGTGTATGGGGGGATGTTGTCAACGACAACATGAACATTCTCGACCGCGGCATCAATGGCGTCTTGAGCCTGTCTCTAAGTGGTACGTCATCCACACTCACCACATCCGACGGCGCCTTGTCGGACGGGCAATACAAACTCCTACTACTTACAGGCAGCCCAAGCGGAACTCACACGATTACACTTGCTCCCAACGATGCGCAGAAGATTTACTTCGTGCGTAACACGACAGCGCAAAGTGTGGTCTTCACTCAGGGGTCTGGCGGCAACGTGACAATCGCCACTGGCGATAGCGGTATCATTTACGCCAACGGGGCTGGCGCTGGCGCGGCAATCGCAAACTTGACTGACCACTTCGCCATGAGCTCGGTAAATATCACGGGTGGCTCGATCACGGGCCTTGCCGATTTGAGTCTTTCGGCAGCCAATCCTAGCATTACTTTTCTGGAAACAGACACTACGGACACGGATGCGAAGATTCGCCTAAATGCTGGAACGCTGATCTTTGAAACTGTTACTGACGCAGGGGCGCAAGTACGTTCTAATATCCGAATCGCTTCTAATGGCAACGTTGGAGTTGGCACTACTTCCGACGCATCTACGCTACTAGAAGTATCTTCGGATACAAACCCAACCGCGGTTTTCATCGCGTTTATCTCCGGAACCACCATGACTGTCACGGGCATAACGTCCGGTGCGCTTGCTGTAGGTGATCGGGTATTTGGCGCTGGTGTTGAGTGGAACACGGTTATTACCGCACAGACCAGCGGAACCACGGGCGCCAGCGGCGACTACACCGTAAGCAATAGTCAGACAGTCAGCTCAAACCCCGGTATCTCCATGTCCTCCGCCCCAGCGGGTAGAAGCGTTCTGCGCCTTACCAATACCGATACAACTGAGGCGACAAACCAGACCACCGGAGCCGTTGAGTTCTTTAGTTCTGACGCCAGCACACCCGGTGCAGGTGTTAAAGGCTACGTGGCTGTTATTGCTGAGGACGCGACCCCCGATAGCGCTATGATCTTCGGCACGAGCAATGACACTGCCAGCACCCTCGCAGTAGAGCGCATGCGGATTGACTCCTCGGGCAACATCGGCATTGGGACAAAAAGCCCAGCAACCGCGCTGGATGTGGTTGGTGTTATCACAACCTCTGTGGGTATCAACAACACTAGTGGCGCGCTGTATTCACTAAGAGCCATTATTTATCTTACGTCTGGAATAGCGGCCACATATACCCCGACGGCGGGCACAAGAGCCATTCGCGTGACCTGCATGGGGGGTGGAGGTGGGGGCGGCGGAGTTGATGGCCAAGGTGCAGGAACTGGTGGCG